CTTCAGAAAAGGCACTTAGCGGAATCACGTCAAACAACCACAGCACTGCATCATTGGCGGTGACATCACTCTTGCGATGCACTTGCTTCATGAGATCCTGGAAACTACTGGACATAACTTCGCCATCCAGTACCATGGGCTCATTGAGGTCAGTGACCGTCTTTGCAATCTGTTCTTTGATGTGTTCAAAGTTGACCAGCTCTTTGCCGTTGCGACTATACTGGTCGACTTTGCCATTGGGATAGACAATGGTAAGAACACGAACACCATCCAGCTTGACTTCCACCAGTTTCTCGCCCACCATCTTCTTAGGATGATCAGTGCCATCGTGTGCCAGCTGACAAGTGAACACCGGGATAACCAGGTCTTCACGCCCGCAACGTTTGACCACAGTATTAATTGTAGTCTCAGTCAAGCCGCAACGTAGGTCTTTGATGAGGATACGACGATACCAGTCGTTCCATTCTTCCTGTTTGGCTGCGCCCAGGCAAAGTTCAATGGCATCCTTGGCCGCATTGCCAGTTAGCTTGCGAGCAATAAGATTATCGCAAAGCTCACGGAAAGCCTGCCATGGCAGTCCTTGACCATCAGGTCCACCATGTGTAGGCACCTTCTTGACACCAAACGTGATTAGAGCATCATAGGCAAGACGTGCGCCTTCAAAGAACTCTTCACAGTCTGTGTCCAATGCAGACTGTATGACCGCTTCCTTGGCCTTGCGACTATTGTCAGCTTCTAGTTGTTGAATTACTTGAATCGGGGTCATTGTCATTATCCAATCGATTTATTGTTACACCAGCTTGTTTTAGGAAATCTATTCCTGCACTACTTCTATAATACTGTCTATAGTACACTTTGTCAATACCGCTTTGGTAAATTAATTTGGCACATTCTATACAAGGTGCATGGGTGATAAACAATGTAGAACCTTCGGCGCTTTCGGCACTTCTGGCAACCTTGGCGATTGCATTAGCTTCTGCATGAAGTACCTCTGGTTTGGTTACTAGTTTGTAACGACTAGTATACTCCTCACCAGACTGGTCCATGTAAATGCCTTCATGCGGCCACTTCTCTTTGATTTCTTCCGGATCTAACCAACCACCAGCATCGCCCATCCAACTGACGTCTTCACAGTTGTTATCCCAACCTGCTGGCATACCATTGTAGCCAATTGAAATGATGCGATCATCTTTGACCATAATGGCACCTACTTGCAAGCGCCGAGCGGTGCTTAACTTGGCATAGGTCTCGGCCACTTGCATGTGGGCTTTGATGATCTTGGACTTCATTGTACAGTAACACCTTCTTTGGGATCGTAGTATGCCCAAGTACCAAAAGGTGGCTCAATTTTATCGTTGCCATGAATGATGAATACCGTGTCGCAGAATTCTGGCTCGCCCCAAGCACCAAAAGGATATCCGTCTGTGAACATGATGAGCTTCTTAGGTTGTATGTCATTGCGACGCATGTATTCCCAATTGGCCATAAAGTCTGTGCCGCCGCCACCAGCTGGCTCATACTGCACTAGGTCATATCTATTGCTTTCATCGTACTCTTTGTCAGCATGAATGTCTGTGTCAAAGCACCAAATGCGAACCTTGAAGTCTTGGTACTGATCCATAATGCCTTGGACTTCACTGAGGAAATCTTTAAGCATCTTCTCGCTGATTGATCCGGAAGTGTCAATGCAAACGTGTACGTCAATTGTTTCTTCAGGCTTGCTGCCTGGAAGCCACACACCTGAGCTCCAAGTTTTCTTATTGGGGCGACTCCAAGTAAAGTCGCTTTTAATTAAACTTTGGATTTGTTGACGGATAAGTTCACGCCAATTAATCTTGGGCTCAGTGAACTCCTTAATAAGACGCTTGACCATACCGGGAACATTGCCAGCGCCCGCTGCCTTGGCGGCACTCAATACCGCTTCACGGAATTCGTCTTTGAGCTTCTTGGCATCTTCCTTGCTGATGGAAGGCATCTTACTCAGCGGGCCGTCATCGTCACCATCACCCGAGCCTTGACCCTGTCCATCACCTTCTTCGCTTTCAGGCAAGTGTTCGTCTAGTGTAAACAATTGGCTAAGGTCAATTTTATTTGCTTGTTGGTAAATGTTGTCGTAGACTTCTTCGGTGAACATGTCCTTGTAACGTGCATCCAGCAATGGCTTGACCACTGTGATGACGTCGCCAACTTTGCCTTCAACCAACATGCCATTAATAACATAGTCGCCGGAGATATTCCAAATCTGAGGATCTCTGTCGCCCTTGCGACTAAAGTGATCCAGTACACAATGTCCAACCTCATGTCCAAACAAGAACTGGCACTCTCGTATGGTGAGCTTGCGTACAAAGTTTTGATTATAGTAAAACTTGCGGCCGTCTGTGGCCGCTGTGGGGATGATGTGCGTGGCATCAATCAATTGCAAGCGGGTTGCAAGATTGCCCCAAAATGGTTGCGTCATCAGCAACCCGACTCGTGCAACAACCAGCTTCTCTACCACCTTGTTGTCAACAGGCATGGGCTCCTCAGACAGGAAGTCCTGCCTTGCGTCTTTGGTCACTGCGGTAGAACCTTGAATGGACATTGCTTACTCCTTAACTGTATAATGTAATTATAGCACCTGCGGGGTCAGGAGTCAACCTTTAAAATAAACTTTTCTACCAATTCTTCAATGAAAATGTACACCATCATGATCCAAATTGGGGCGAGCATAATCAGAAAATTTATAATAGCTTGATCCATTATGCCTCCTGGGCAAGGTAAGTGTTGAGCTCTTCGCCGGACAACTTGCGACCGTCCCGCAGGGTAAAAGACACCTTGTAGTTCGCACGGCCGCCACCCATGAGCAAAACATACTCCTCGACCTTGCTGGCGACTTCACGACGCATGTAACCATATTCGCCGTTGGCAGTTACCCAACGAGCGACCCACTGATTGGCTTCCCAAAACAGTTCAGTAGGGCTTTCCCAGTCTTCGCAGACCACAGCATCGTCGTCCTGGATGCTCCAGTCGATTACATACTCTTCAAAACCTTCGCTACGCTCTTCCAGCAAAGCGGTCAAGGTAGGGATACCTTGGTCCTTGATCTTTAGGGTTTGAGCAACCGTAAGGTTGGGAACCACGTAGGTGTTGCCGCCTTTGAACTTCCAGTAAGGCTTGTTGGCATCACCGTAGTTTTCACGAACTTGCGTTTGGATTACAATTTTCATTTCCGGGCTCCTTATTTCTTACTATGTACATATTATACCGCATCTAGGCACCAAAGTCAACCAAAATCTGCATAAAAAGACATCTTTTTTCAATAAAAAACCCCTTATAAATCATGGACTTACAAGGGGTTATTTCTATGTATTGTTGCAGAAAAACAACAAGATTGCTTAATTTTTAAGCAAATTAGCCTTCATAGATAGCTGAATTGGCACCATGCTCTGCACACTCTACTCGTACGCAATAGCAACGATCGTCAGTCTTTTCACGTATTAGTGCATCAGCAAAATTAAACGCATGTTCAGCAAACTTCTCTGCACCCACACCATCAAAGATTCTAATCTCTGCTAGATCCAATGCCGCCAGCTCTTGGAACTTGGCTAGATATGGATCACTTTTATCCAAGGCCAGCTTGTGATCAAAGTGATCTTCCAGCCATGCTTTGAGCGGTTTGAGTCCGCCAAAGTCCACTGCCCAGTTCTTATTGTCCAGTGTGTCGCAGCCAAAGGTGAATGTGAATGCTAGACTGTAACCATGTAGCAAGTGACAGTGACTGTGATCTGCATTAGGTTGACGGAATACCGCTGACAGACCAATGTTGTGCCCGTAGTGTTTTGTTGAGTAAAATTTTGCCATTGTTTGATTTCCTTGTTAACAATGACACGCAGAGTATTTAAAGAGGGATGAGCGCCTAAAGTCCTCTGCATGTATTTACAACTGTGTGTTACTTGCACCACATTAATGAAAACATTCCAGCAATGGTTTCATCTTTAAAATAAATCTTACGAGCATAAGTGTCATTGACCCAAGCCCACTCAGTGGTATGATTTATATCTTCTGCCGCCACCCAAACTTCACACCCAGGACCATATTGTTCCCAACACCAATTACGGCATTCTATAAAATCAGATAGGATTAGTTTTGGTTCAAACTTTCCGGCACTCATGGCAGAGAATCGTCTTTTAGTAAAGTCCACTGCATGAGAAAACAATCCGTATCCGGTGTGCCGTCTGTCTAATTTAAAAAGTTTCATTAAATTTCTCTTGGGGGAAATGGACAGCGCAACAACCACATGGTGCGACTGTCTTCATCATCAAAGTCAAGCCTAACGGTATGTTCTTTTCTTTTATTCTTAAACCAACCATCTTGTTCAAACATCAGCAACGTATCTAAGTCAGTGGTGTCTGTGTCCTTGGTGTATGCACTTTTATCTGTGACCCACTCACTGTACTCACGCACACTGAACCCAAAGTTATCCTTTAGATTCCAAGCAAAGCAATTGACCAGACCATACTCTTTCAGCAACCACTCTTTGATACTGTGCCAAGTCATGGGCTCATACACCACCGCTCTCATATACTGACTCCTCTATCGATGCCACCTAAGGGCAAATAATACTGCATCGGCTTCGTCATTAAAATTAAAATCCATGTAATCTTCTGTGGGCTTGCACAGATACTTCTTGCCGGGCATGCCAAACATCTCTATGGCCCAAATACATGTTTGATCCCAGTCCCTGACTGTGTCGCCAAATTGCCACGGGATTCTTACTTGAAAGAATTTATCGGCCATTTTAGATAAAAGTAAACAAGATCTTCTTCACGGAAATGTCCTATCACTGCAACTCTATAGCCATAGGAGTATGCGTCTAACTCCATGACATAGGTCAGTGATTCTGGCAAAGCATGCTCCATACACCAAGTGCCGGGTTCACTTTTTTGCCATTCATATATGGGTTGAGCAACATATATTTCTGGATCGTCACAGTCAGCCATCATAAACTGATGCACCACAACTTTTTTATAAACTTGATTTTCGTTGAGCATAACTTTGTGAGCAAAGGACGGGGCGTCCGCACACCCCGTCCCCCACTGGCTTTGTTTCAAAGCCACCCGACTCACCGGGATCTCATTTTGCCTGCATGGCCGCAGTAATGTACGTACCATACTTCTTGGCAAACTCGTTGTAGGTCTTCATCTTAGAGCCTTGGAAGACCAAGCCATAATTCTGTAGTGCAACCTTGACCGCAAGAATACAAATTTCTGTGCTGAAGTTATCCATAATGAAACGGAAGAAGTTATCAACCATCTCATGCCATTCGGTGGGGTCTGGCTTGGACTTGTGTTTGATAAAGTAATCCTTGAGCTCATAGCACATGGAGATAGTCAAGGAGTAATGTGCAGACACTTCCTTGGTACCAATTGTACTGACCTTGCCTGCCAGCACGTCGCTGGGGTTGGGCAGTTGGCTGGCAAACTTGCGGTGTGCCATGAACTTAACTGCCAGGCCTTCGCCCACTGCACCGCAGATCAGATCCATTGCACTGCTGTCGTCAAGCTCAGGATCTGACAGCAACTCGCTGACGAACATCCAAGTACGTGGGGTGGCAAACGCACGTGACGCACTCTCGGGACGCATGTCAAACAAATCCTGCTTGGCAAAGTTAAGGTAACCAACAACGTCGGAGTGCGTCTTCTTGTTGACGGCCCATTCGTTCCAACTGTCAAAGTCGCAACGCAATTCCAAGTGAATGAAACGGTTGGCCAGTGGCGCAGGCATGCGATAGGTAACGCCACGGTCGCTTTCACGATTGCCCGCCGCCATAATAACAACGTTCTTGGGCAGTCGGTATTCACCAATGCGTCGGTTCAGTGTAAGCTGGTAAGCACTGGCCTGCACCGCAGGTGCGGCGGCATTCATTTCATCTAAGAACAGAATGACGATTGGATACTTGCTGGCAAATTCTTCACTGGGTAGTTCGCTGGGACTGGCCCAACGCATGGAGCCAGTGGTGGTATCAAAATACGGCATGCCCTTGAGGTCTGTGGGATCAAGCAAAGGCAAGCGGAGGTCAATAAGGGCACCGCCCATGTCCTCTGCCAACTGATACGCAAGGTCGGACTTGCCAATTCCGGGAGGACCCCACAACATAACGGGACGTTGGCAACGCATTGCGATGCGAACATCTTTCTTTGCTTCACGGATAGTTACCGTGCGGACTTCTGATGCAGACATTATAAAAACCTTTCAGTGAGTTGAAAAATTAACTTCTTAGTGTATGTAGTATACGCTCACTGTGAGCGTATGTCAACATCTTTTTTATGCTAAATTCAATTTAGGTTGCATTTCAGCAATCAACTCACGCTCACGTTTGTGAGCCCAAGCCTTGCCACGACCTGTTTCCAGGATGAACACTTCAAATGCCTCAGCGCCAAATTTACGCATTGCAGTGTACAAAGGCCATGTCTTGTCTTCTGTGCGAGCACGATAGGTGTGCTTGGCAAAGCGACTCAACACGCTCTTGTTGACTGTGGACTCTGTCTTGGCAGTGATCCCAACGTAGCTGGTACCATTTACAACAAGCTCATAAATGATATGTGTACGGTCTGTGCGTTTTTTGCGTGGGGTGTTTTTGCAGTTCATGTGTTTATTATACAGTCTTACGCACCAAAGTCAACCAAAATCTGCATGAAAAGACATCTTTTTTTGTTGTATTTTTGCAACAACTATGTTGTTAAAAAACAACAACTTGCAACGCCTGATTTGCTTAATTTTTAAGCAATTTTTAGCTGAGAAACGTCAACCATTGGGTAAAATTACTGCCGCAAAGAGCCCAAGCATTTTGCTTGTCAACGTCCCAATGATGCAGTTTATTTCTGTCTAACAAGAATGGGGTGTCGGGAAATACTCGTACAATGCCAATGATTGCCCCTGCATTGGAAAACAAATCACTGATTATCGTGTATCCAGGCTGTAGTTTGCTGTACCATACATAGCCCTCGGGAGAGAATTGCATGCTGTAATTGCTGTGCCAAAGTCTAAGGGAAAGTTCTTGATAAATCTTTTCATCCCAACTGTCGCTGCCAGTTTCGATGGAAAATAGCAAAGGGGCACTGACTACCCCTTCTTTTATACCTGTGAATATCAAATCCTGATAATAGGATTTACTCTTGAACAATTGTTCCATTGGTCAGTTTATACACTTGGAACTTATCTGTTTTGAATAATGTGTTTAGTTTAGTGGCAAGATTGAATGCATGCCCGGGATTGCTGAAACTGACTTTTTTATATTTTGGGCCAGGGTAATTAGTGAGGCTGTTAAAACTCTTCAAATTGATTGCTTTACCATCAAAAAATACCGCCCATACCCCCTCGCTTACCAAAACCTGATCAGTTTTGTAAGTTGATTTTTCGATATACTCTAATAGTATGGTTGGTTTAGGTCTACTCATTTTTCAATTCTCTGCTACTATTATTTAGCAAAAGATTGATTGGATGACCAGGTTAGAAATCGAAGTTAATGGTGTTGCCCACAGAGTCATTGACTGCCAGTCGGCTCTTGATTAGCTCGTTGTAACCACCAATTCGTTCACCGTCTACAAAGATCTGAGGCACACTGCGAACGCCTGCGCCCACACTTTCGTAAAAGGTTTTTCTTGCATCTTCATCGTCAAGGTTGATTTCTTCCCAGACATAACCTTTGTTTTTTAACCAGCTTTTGGCAGCCGTGCAATAAGGACATATAGTCTTAGTGTATACAGTAATTTTCATTTGAATGATCCTCCATCTAATTCGATTGACGTGACAGTATTGTCAGATAGTGATTTCCTAGCGTCTTCTAAAGTTTTTTGTAACTCAGACAATTCAAGCAACAAAAAAGAAAGCCCGTCTGCTACTCTTCTTGCATTTGCTACAGGAAGTGAAACAGAGGGGCTTTTCTTTTTTTCTGTGATGCCTACAAGGCTAATGTATTCTTCCAAGTCACGTTTATTCAGCATGAAAGTATTTATTGATTCAAAGTCTCCGCTTCAGATTCTGTATGGAACGGTCCCCAGAATTGATTGCGATTTAATGTCAGTAGCTTGGGGCAGAACTGAATACGGTCACGACCTTTGACCCTAATGCGATACCAACCTGCGGCAAAGAAACACTTGCTGTTGGGTTCGCTGGTGTAGATTGGCAGTCTACGATGTACTTCGATGGCAGCATTGAAATACGTTTCATGCTCAACTGGGTAGCCATTTAGGTCTGTGCGAATGTTACTGTAATATTCATCAGACTCTTTGCCAGTACCTGGTTCCCAATCTTTGATGTTTAATTGCTTGCGTACATTACGTGCTGAACCTAGATTTTGCACAAAGCCATTCTTGGCCAGAATGAATCCATCCTCGCTCTTATGCACTGCGGCAATTTTAACTCCGTTGTTGAGCACTAGCCAGCTTTGGCCTTCTTTAGTTGTTTTAAGTTCAAATGTCATTAGATAAAAATCTCCATATATTTTTGTGCGTTACTGCCAATATTGTCCATGCCAAACTTTCCGCATAGCTTCATGAAGTACAAGCCGCTTTGGGATTGATTACGAACCACTGCTTTGGCTTCTGCAATTGTTTTGTCCAGCTCTTGTTTAATACTATCCGGCTGTTGACTTAGGTCAATGATATGCCGATTAATATGATAGTCGTCAATGACTTGATGCTCGACTCCTTCATGGTCGACCCAACGTTGCAACATGAGATTGTTCCATTTGAAGCCTTGTGTTTGTCGGTCACCAAATGCTTCCAATAGTTGTGTTGTGCGAACACGGGGAAAAGCACTGAACACATTGTCGCTACTGTCGCCACGCATGCACTTTTCAAACAGCAACCATTCAGGATCACCGGGTACCTTGGGTAGCTTGGTCTTTTTATCGATGACTGTCTTGCCCTTGTCATCTACCACACCATCGAGACTAATTACTTCTTTGGTAATACCGTTGAAGATCCTGACGTTAGGAGCCAACAACTGGAAGAAGTCCGAGTCGCTGGAGCAGATGATGTGTTCGTCTTCGG